ATACCTAGCTGAGTTCGGTGCAACATTGGTTGAAGGCGGATTTGATCCAAACAATTTAAATCAAAAGCAAAAGAGTTTGTTGAGTGAGATCAAGAAGATCATCAATGGATTTGCTAGAGTATTAGTAGGCAAGCCAATGTTCTTGGCTGATGCTACCACTGACAATGTCATGGCTATGTTTGTTAACGTAGCACACAAGGTTTCCCGGGGTGATCCGGAAACCGTTTTTGAAATGGGTCAGCAGGAGCTTGATCTAGGTGATGACATAGATGTCAGGAAGCAGTTGGACACCCGGCTAACCATAGCCGGAGAGCAGGATGTTCCCAAGGCGGAAGTCATTCCGATCAAGGCAGGGGCAAATCCGGAGGCTGTCATGAAACGTGTTCGTCAGATAGTCAATCAGTATCCTAATGCACTTAGTGATCGTAGCCAGTGGGTAGCACTCATGTCCCGAATTGGTGGGGCACGACAAGTTAATCCGGACGGTTCAGTTTCTATCCCAAGATTTCCCGAAGGGTTGGGTCAGCTTACAACCGTAGAGGGTGTAAAGGAACAGTTAAAGAAAGTCACTGATCAACAACGTAAGCTAGCAACGGAAGGCTTAAAGGGCGGACAAGAAATACGTAAGATGTATGAGTCCGGACAGATGGATGAAACTGATACGGGGTATTATTTCTTGTGGAATATTTTATCTATTGGCATTAGCCCTTATCCTCAAGAGTCAGCATTCTTGCAGGCTATTGACAGTGACGTAGGGTCGTGGATCGAGGGTGCATCAAAGGGAGAATTTAACCTAGACGATTATCTTGCTTGGGTGGACACAGCACTGCCCAAAGGATTACCCGGATCGGGAGCTAAGTCTAATCTCAGGGCATTTGGTAAAAACTTTTTGACCAAGGCGGCACTGAGAATCGAGGGCGGAGAGTTCAATGGCATGACAAGGCTCGAGGGCTTGCATCAAATACTATCTGACAAGGATACTCCAACGTTAGAACTACGTAACAAGTGGCAAACATTTGCTACTAACATGAGTTTTAATAACAAAATCTTTGACTTCATTTTACTTACTACTGGTCGGCAGGACCTGTATGTAATCGACCGTGTTAGAACAGATGATTTCTGGGACAAGGCATCTATAGTCGATGAGCTTCAACCTGTTGACGACAAAGGCAGAATCCTTACCCCGGATAAGACTACCCTGTATGACGGTGCTCCATTCAAATATGGAAAGAGTAGTGGTGCAGGATACTCAAGAATACTCAGTGATATATCCGGACTTATTATTAACGAGGTAGCTACTCGTCAGACTCGTGCAAATATACAACAAGCATACAGTGAGCTAGGAGTTACTGACACTCCTGACGTTGGAAGATTCCATTGGGAAACTTGGGTTGCCCAATCAGCACAAGAGGTAACACACGGGTCCATTGATGCCGTTCTTCAAATGAAAGATGCCGGGACTATCTTAGATGCCGGTGTCCGGAACGGGAAGTATGGAGACTGGAGCTTTAACTTTACGTATATCAAAAAGAAAGGCGAGGCTTTTAAGTTTGAGTTTACAGATAACGATAGTAATGTTTATGTGTTTGACAACGTCGATGAAATTCAACAAGAAATAACAAATCAAAATACAAAGAAAAACTACGACCCTGAAAACAGGTTCATATTAAAGGATAAAAATGGCAACATCATCAAAAGGAAAACAAGTAAATCCGAAAACCTTAGCAATGCTTGGTATGACGAATCAGGTATCGACACCCAAGCCTACTTCGAGTTCCTCAAATCGAAAGCTACCGAAATCCGTCCGGCACCTGATGTCACTGAAGATCAGGGCATAGTAATAAAACGACAACGTAGCACACCCAAACCAATCGAGGGTGTAACGTATATCGATGAGTCCCCTAATCGGATACTCAATATCAGCGAGGACGACAAGCAGGAATACAGGAACATTGACCCAACTACCGGGCTACCCCGGACCAAGCGACACAGGAGTTATATCCTCAAGCCTGATGCCATGCAACTTCAGGAGTTGCAGAAGGAACTAGCAAAGGATCCCGACAACAAGGAGTTACGTAAGAGAGTAGAGGCTAAACGTCAGAGCTATCGCGAGAAGGCAGGGCTTGTTCCCGGATCTCCTTACGTGGAGATGCCTATCACTATTTACAACGAGGTGCCTACTCCGGCTACGTCCAAGGAAATAGCCTACACGGTAACCACCAATACGGCTCACAATCATATGCCGATTATTGGTGTCAACACTCAAATCGAGGACGGTGTTCCTGTTGCTTTACGTTACGATGTCAATGCTTATGAGAACTACGAGACTTGGGCTGTAGCTGTGCATGACGGGACAGAGGCATCCGGTAGTATTATAGGCTACGGGGGATTTGCTAGAATAAAGAACGTTCAGTTCTTCAGTATTCCTACCGCCGCAATGAACATTGCCGCCGGAAAACCAAAGGCTCCTATAGCACGTATGTTCGGTAACTTTGTAAATGATACTTCTGAGAACATAGTCAATGAAGCCAAACAATTTATGAAGGAGGAAGGATGGACACAGATCGGAATGAATCCGGAACGTGCATCTTACTTCTACAACAAGGGCACCGGCAAGCCGGTTATATCTGCTGACGAAGTTGTTCAGGTTGGCTCGTTAGTCCTAGCAAAGAATGTAGTTCAGGTAAACGTAGACAACCCACGGGTGTATCAAAAGTTTAACAGCGACAAGGTAACTGTTCGTTTCCAGAAGAATAATCCAAATGTTATTGATCCGAAGAAACGTGCTGAGTTAATTGGTCGACGGGACGAACTGCTTCGCAAGCATGACCTATACGATTGGTTCCACAGCGATGTTCGTGGTGTGCTAAATGAATTGTTTGACGAGCAGGTAAGTCAGGGGACAGAGATAGAATTTATACGTGACTACTTCCCTCGAGCCATTGACGACAAGTCCAAGCTAAAGAAGAAGCTAGGTCTATCCGACAAGCAAGCTGATGCTATCATTAGCCGGGTCAATGCAAACAGAAGGGATAAGGGGCTTCCTCCTCTTGATGCAAACTCAGAAGCTATAGCCATCGAGAACTTTGTTCGCCGTAACTTCAATGCATTACCTGCTGGTGCCAAGGTGCCGGGTAACATTAAAGCAAGGGACGTTGATCTAATCTCTGACGATATGTTTGACTCATACGTGGATCCGGTTGAGGCACTTAACCGATACATCCTTGATGCCGTTACTGCCATTGAAACCAAGAGGCTGATCGGTGGAATGAAGCCAATGGAAGGCGAGACTCAGGTGCCAAGTGGGGCACTAGGAAAACGTATGAACGAACTTCGCCGTGCCGGGCAGTTATCCGATTCGGACTTTCAGCAGATCACCGGGATGGTTCGTGATATATTCTCGAGCAAGAAACCAGAGGGCAAGATAAGCAAGACACTCCGGATGGGGTCATACAATACCTTGCTGACTAACTTGGGATCAACCTTGGTTCAGCTAAAGGATATTGCTCTTACACTTTACCGGTATGGTTTCGTTGACACCGCCCGTGGATTTGTAACCAACAAGGTTGCACTCGAGGATCTGGGTAAAGCAGGTAAGAAGATTACCCAAGAGCTAGAGACAATGGACGAAGGCAAACTCGGTAAACTGTTCCGTGCCCAAACATTGATCACTGGATTTTCGGCAATGGACAAGAAGATGAAGACCGCATCAATCAATGCGGCTTATCTGAGTATGCAAAGGGCGGCACGTTCTGACAAGAACTCTCCGGCTTACAAGAACCTAGTGAGTCACTTGAAGTTCCTTCAGGGTGATCAGTATATCTTTACGATCTCCGGACTGAAGGCAGGAACAAAGAACGACTACGTGATTGAGGCTATATACAATGAGCTTGCTGATGTCCAACCAATCGGACGTTTTGAAATGCCGTTGACATACAACCGCAATCCCGGTAGCCGGATATGGTATAACTTACGTTCGTTCCAGATCAGACACTTCGCCTACATCCGTAAGCAAACTCTTAACAAGGTTATCCCTGAGCTAACTACCGGCAAGAAGGGCAACTACTTGGAGAGACTTGAAGGGCTACGTAACCTTATTCAGATCATGGGCTACATGGTTCTTACCGGTGTGCCGGTTGATGCTATCGTGGCATGGCTACGTGGCAAGCCATTGGTCATCGAGGATATAGTCCTTGAGAATATGCTACTCGCCACGGGTGTGATCAACAAGTATACCCTACAAAGTCTTGAACGTGAGGGTGCAACAAAATCATTCCTTGGTTATGTTACACCGGCACCGATGAGTATCTTTGAGACTGCGGAAAGAGTTATGAAAGCTGATAGCTTGGCACCCTTAGCTAAGTTTGCTTTACCCGGGGACGACCTATGGTATTGGAGATATTCTGATGCCGGACTTGATGCGGTTCGTGAACAACGTCAAGCCCTAGCAAAGGAAGGTAAGTATGGAATCAACTTCCCGGGACCCGTTCCAATGATTGATCCGCCTAAGCCTTTGATTGATCCCAAGCTACTAGGCTACTAGTAAAAAGCCTCACCCCTGAATTAACAAGGGTGAGGCTTACCACACACTGGAGATTTAACTAGGTCTAAGAGCAGACCTCGTGGGCATCACTGCTAGCACTTACTCCGGTATAGATTATATCACTTGGATTCTTTGGTAAGAGCCGCCTTGATGTTGGCTTTCTCCTGCTGTAGCTCGTGCCTCCGTTCCTCGAGTCTCTCTATCTGATAGGAAACCATCCGTGATTCTGCCCGGATCAAATCAATCCGGACCTGAAGTCGTTCTATATTAGTATCATTCATCTATATTTATATAGTCCATCTTGAGAGAGTTGTCAAGTATATCCCGGATGTGAACCCTCATGAATCGTCCACGATTGCTGTCCTCTTGGATACGTTTGCTCACACGTTTGATGCCGTGAGTTACTGATGTTCTTTCCCGGTTAAGTATCCGGCTGATGTTTTCGTGTGAGTATCCGCACTTGTGCATGAGGAACGAACAGATGTCCCGGGCATAGGATGCCTTCTTTGTTCGACGGGTGCCTGATATTATTTTTACTGGCACCTCACATGAGTTGCTTACTGCTTCAAGTATTTTATATTTATTATTCATTAGTAGAATCTTCCTGTTATGTGGTAGAATTTAAAGTATCCGATGGTGCCTCGTTCGCCTTCACGATTCTTGGCTATCTTATACTCAAGGTTAGTGTATGGTCCGTTCGAGTCAGCCATCTTTGAGTCCTCGAAGTTACCCTGTTGCGGATACATGAGAAGGACAACGTCCGCATCATTCTCAATATCTCCGGAGTCCTTTAGATCATAGATGTCCAAGCCTCCCTCTCGCTTGGCACCCTCACGATTGACTTGTGCCAACAGCAGGATACCGATGTTTAACTCAAGGGCGAGTTGCTTAATCTTATGAGAGATGTTTGCAATGCCTTCCGCCTTGCCAACCTTCCCGGAATTAAACGGGATGAGTTGAAGGTAATCAATCACGGCTAGCTTTACACCTTGCTTGTCCACTAGCTTACGTAGTTGAGATGCCAGATCCTCTGCCGACTTAACGTTGTGGCTAGTGTATAACGGAACGGAGTGAAGTTGATCGATTGCTTCATCAACCTTCTTCATGTTCTCGTCGGAGATAACACCGTCACTTATCTGCTTGATGTTCACACCGGCTAGGGTCTGAGCCATTCGTTTAAACAACTGCTTCTGTGGCATCTCCAAGGAGAATACAGCACACGGTGCATTGTTGTGAGTGACTGACTTGAGGGCTATGTTAAGAGCCAAGGCTGACTTACCGCATGATGTCGGTGCCGCGAGGGTGATCACCTCGCCCGGTGCTATGCCCCGGTTACCTAACTGCTGATCGAGTTTACCAATGTGAGTAGGCAACGCATCCGTAACAAACTCTCCGGCTAGCATCCTTCGGAACTCGTCCTTAATCTCCTCAGCCGTTGAGCTTAAATCATTGGGCTTCTCCTGAGTGAAGTGAATCCGGTTAACCTCTGAGTCAACGGTGTGCTTAATGTTCTCAGCCGAATCCGACTGAGTAATTATGCTTTCGGTTGCGACCCGGTATGCCCGGTTCATCTTACGTAGGTTGGACTTCTCCTTAACTATCTTTGCATAGTGATGCATCTGCATAGAAGTCTCAACCCGATCCATGATACTGTAGATGGAAGTTACTCCACCTACGGCATCAAGGTTATCGTCACGGGTTAGTTGTTCGGACAGATGTATCTCATCCACCGGCAGGCTAGCATCAGCTAGCTTACCTAGGGCACCAAAGATACATTGGTTCCTGTGGATGTAGAAGTCATCGGCACTTACTAATTCTGTAACAGAATTGTAGTTAGCCGGGGAGTCATCAAGAAGACAGCAAGCTATGACAGCTTCCTCTGCTTCTGCATTATGTGGTAGATTTTCTATTTCGTTCATCGCTTAAGATGAAGTCCATAGACCGCAGGCATTGACCCAAATACTTAATATTCTCTTGCTCTTTTTTAGGTATTTTTTGTGTGTCAATCTCTTTATGTAACTTGTTTCCAAGTTGAACTGCATCGTGTATGGCTTCCAATATTTGCATAGTTGTTTTGTGTCTCATGTTGATAAATAAATGTAGCCCCAACACCTTGTCGAGGCTACATTGTATTTTACCACGAAGTTAATTAGAGTCTCGCTCGACCATCCCTAGACTGATGAGGCTGTAGCCAATCAAGTCCCGGTAGATGTCACGAACTGTATCCCCTTTAGTATCAAGGGATAACTCTCCGTCTTTACAAAAGGCTTTGAGCCTTTGAAATTTATCCTGCATCCGGATAGCGACACCAACTAACGGGTCAATGCCGAACTCCTCTGACCCATCGAAGTTAGCAAATGGATTATCACATCCCTTGCCTCCGGTGTAGTCAGAGTTCTTGGCTCCGGTCAGTGCCAGTATCTCCTCGATCTCGTTACGGCGGAAGTCTTCCCACCATACCTTATCGAAGTTGATGTCGTCCAGTTCCACTTATTAAAATGGGTCTGAGTTAACGGCTGGACTGCTGTTCGCTACTGCCTCATCCTTTGGATTGACGGCTAGTGATAGGAACTTGACACCGGACTTAGCATCTTTCTTCCATGCCTTGATCCAGTAGTCAACACCACCCACGTTAATTGATCCACGTAGATCGGGGTGAGTGTCTTTTTCCTTGCGGTCATTGGGGAACAGTGCTCCGCCGTTAGTGTTATCGTATTTCTTTTCCATTATATTAGCTCCTCTAAGCTAGGTGTTTTTGTTTTTGGTTTGTTTGATGTGCCATGTGTGTTCAGGGCATCCGGATCTTTCGTATCATCGATAGCGAACAATCCGTTAAGAGCATACTTCCGGGCATAGCTTGATGCTGACCCGGTAATCTGTGCCTCGTCCATTCCCTTCTTGGACTCAGCCTCACGTGCGAATGCACTCGAAGCTATAGCCTGTTCGGAATCGTTGTCAGCTAGGGTTGCCGAAGCACGAAC